GTTAGCAAGATTGTTAAACCGAAGACGGATAATTAAAAATGCAGTATTGGTATGATGAGCAAGTAAGACGATATATTCTACAGTTTATTAGAATATTTCATGCTTTCAAGGTAGCAGAAGGCGGGAGAGACGGTGAAGATATAAGATACAACACCGTACCTGTTAGATATTCCGATCCAAGCAGAATGGTTTCGCATTTACTTAGAGAAAATTCAGAAAACGTTATTAACAGCACCCCATTTATCGGTGTTAGCATTGCTAGTTTACAGTTAGCAAGAGACAGAACGCAAGATCCGTTCTTTACAGATACAAAAAGTGTAACAGAAAGAAAGTACGATAGTAACACAGGAAACTATAGTGCTGAACAAGGCAATCAATATACGATAAACAGATATATGCCTGTTCCTTATAACCTGAGTATGCAAGTTGACATTTGGACACCGAACACAGATACCAAATTACAACTTATGGAACAAATTTTAGTACTGTTTAATCCTACAATACAACTACAGCAAAATACAAATCCGTTTGACTGGACACAAATTGTTGAAGTAGAATTAACAGACATACAGTTTAATAATAGAACATTACCGGCCGGTGTCGATGAGCAAATAGATGTAGCAACGTTAACGTTTCAATTACCTATTTGGATTAATCCGCCTGCTAAAGTTAAAAGACAAAGCATTATACACGAAATACAAACTAATGTATATGCTGATTTTAACGGTCAAGACCTAACAGACTTAGGTTATGACGAAGACATATACGACTTCTTCAGAAACTTTGATTTAACTTCTAGAGTAATTGTTACTCCGAGTAATTATAAAATACAAGTGGTAGGAGGAGTAGCAACATTGTACGACTCAGCCGGCGTTACCCCTCAAAAATGGGCACCGCTATTAGAGATGTATGATAAAACTGTGCAAGATAGTGTCAGTTTACTTAAATTAAAAATTATCGATGATCTAGATGACGACACACAAGATATAGCAGGAACTATTGCTATTAATCCGTCTGATGCTACTCAACTAGTATTTAATTTAGATACAGATACCTTGCCAGCCTCGACCCTCGATAACGTAAGTAAAATAATAGATCCTACAGCGAACTATCCAGGGGACGGCACTCTGCCTGCTCTGGCTTTCGGACAACGATATCTAATCACTGAAGATTTAGGCGACGGTTACACAAACTGGGGAGTTACGGCTTCAGCAGACGATATTATAGAATATGGCTCTACTGGCTGGACCGTAAGTTTCGATGCTAGTACCAAAAGAGAAGTTATTGCTACCACAAAGAACTTAAATACAAGTAAAGTATATAGGTGGACAGGTACATTATGGATGAGCATTTACGAGGGGGAATTCAACCCGGGGTATTGGACACTAGTCCTGTAACTCCATTCACCGGCATTGTCGGTGTAGGCGCATTATTCTTATCTACAAACACTAACAGAGTATTACTTCAATTCAGAAACAGTGACAAACGACAAAAACACACTTGGGGATTTTGGGGAGGCATCGTGGAAAGCGGTGAATCGCCATACGAAGCACTAATAAGAGAAGTTGAGGAAGAGTTAGGCATAGTACCAGACATCAGCAAACTTAATCCGATTGATGTGTATCAAAGCAAAGACAGAAATTTTATGTATTATAGTTTTGTAGCAGTTATCGAAGATGAGTTCCTACCGACACTGAATGGTGAAAGTTGTGGGTATGCGTGGGTAAATATAGGTAACTGGCCAAAGCCACTTCATGAAGGTGCGAGGGCAACTTTGCTCTACAATAAAGGTAGAGACAAATTACAAACCATATTGGATATACATAAAAAAGATGTCGGACATAATTGATTTTAGACTTGTTAGATTTGAATCATTAATATTAAAATTTGCCAAAACAAATGAAATACCAAACCAGTTTATCGATGGGCAAATGGATCTTGAGTATTTGGCCGAAGCATATAAATCAGACTTATCAGAATACCATTTAAAAATTGTTACTAAGTTAAAACGTTTGCTTACTAGCAAGATTAAAAAAAGCAGTGACAATATATTAGAAACATTTATGGAAGAATATTTCGCATTCTATACCAATCAATGTACTAAAGAACAACAATGGCACCATAGCATTGTAATGTCTAAATATAGAAAAAATCTTAATCCTATACGAGCGTTATATTACGAACTATTAAACATAATGAATGCGTATAATCCAGTTAATGAAATACATCAATTTGTTGTAGATCTATTTGTAGACGCCGAGTGGCGTAATAAAATTGTTAACTGTATTAATAAAGATATCAAAACCATAGACAACATTATTTCAACATATCATTATCCATTAGAAAAGATTGGCGAAAAGCCTTTTGAATTTTTATATCTTGTAGAACTAAAGAAAGATCTTGTTTCTTCTAGAAGTGTATTCCGTTCTATGGAACACTGGTCGCCTGATGAATAATTATTTGTATAATTTACGAGTTTTGCCGTCGAACAATGGCGCATAAATTTTAACTGGTTCTTCTTTACCTTTTACAGTAACTTCGCCCATTTTACCAAACGCAATATCTGGACATAGCATGTAAGTATATTCTGATACTAAGATTGGCGTGTCTTCTTGTCTTGTTTGTGCTTCTAATCTAGCACCTAAGTTTACAGCATCGCCTACAACACTATAATCTAATCTAGTTTCAGCACCCATGTTACCGACAATACATGTACCTGTGTTTACACCAGTACCAAACTTAACTCTAGGCAAGCCACGTTCTTCCATTTCTTTTTCTAGTTCGTCACCTAGCAGTTCAATTTCTATTGCTGTTTTAACTGCCATCTCAGCATGATTTTCACAGGGTAGTGGAGCATTCCAGAACGCCATTATACAGTCGCCCATGAACTTATCTATTGTGCCACCGTTGGCTAGAACGATCTTAGTCATTTTATCTAGGAAGCCGTTTATAAGTTCTACTAGTCCTTCTGGATCATCGTTTTTCATATACTGCTCTGATATAGGAGTAAATCCGACTATGTCAGCAAACATGAAACTCATTTCTTTTCTTTCGCCACCTAGTTTCATTAGACTTGGATCTTTAACTAGCATGTCAACATAGTCAGGCGATATGTAAGTACCAAACTGTCCTTTAATTTGCTGACGTAATTTATATTGTTTATAGAAGTTATTAAATGCTGATTGTGTAAAGATTAGAAAGCCACTTACTACAGGGTATGTAGCATCAAGTAATTGTAAATTATTTTGGTATAACCACACACTACCATATGCTTCACCACCTAAAATTAGCATGGAAATAGGTGCGGTCCATAGCAACGGTAGTTTATATACTGCTAAGGCTATTAAAATCATAGTCAACAACGCACACAGAAGCTCTGTAACAGCACTTAACTGGCTACGGGTTATATTGGTACCATCGAGCATGTTTTGTAGCATGTGTGCGTGTATGTGCTGTGGATAGAGGTTGCCTCTTGCTGTTGGTACAGGGTTAGCAATACCTTCTGCTGTAACACCTACTATAACAAGTTTGCCTTCAAGGTCTGGAATACTATCTGCTCCAGTATATTCTATCTCAGTAAATTTGTTATTAAAGCGAATATATGCTGTTCCGTTTGGTTGCGTTACAAAAGGATCAAAGCCTTTTACCATAAACTCTTGTATACCGATTTCGCTTGTTTTAATTTTATAACTTTTTTGTCCGTTTTTAACTCGTAACATTTCAATAGCAAAACTAGGATATATTTTTCCTTCTACGCCTATTGCCAATGGATACGTTCTTGTAACAAAATCAGGCTGTGGTGCTGATGCGTTAACACCTTTACCATTAACAGCACTTTCTAATGTAGATACGTTTGTAACAAGATTACGCCATGTTAGTAAATAGTCTGTTGCTGGAACTGGACCTATTGTGCCAGTGCCTATATGTGGGCCTGAGGTTTTAGTACCTCTAGCACTAGGTGTTTGGCTTAGCACATTGTAGTTTATTGGATTACGCCTAGCACCCGGTACATTAACAACATTCTGTGATAGCATATCGGCAAATGATTCATCGCCTGAGAACCTATCTGCTTCTGGAAACATCACTGTCCAGCCGAGGACACCTGAATTTTTAGTTGCTACGTCAACAACAAGTTGAGCATAGTATTGTCGTGGGAAAGGATACTGGCCGTATTTTGCTAAAGTGTTTTCGCCAAAGTTTAATAAAACAATGTCGTTGCTTTGTTTAACTTCGTCAAATTGCTGATACGCATCGAACGTTTGATTTCTTAAATTCTCAACCGGCGTAGGATCAGCAATTTTTAATATCGTCAAAAGTACGATAGATATTGCTACAGCATATCCACTGTATAACCATTTCATAACTGTATTTAGTTACTACTCTGTATCATTAAGTGGATTTTCTAGTATAGTCGTAATTTTTTCTTCTAGGTCTTTTCTTAATTCTCTAGCATCAGAATCGATTTCTTTAAAACGAGCATTCATGTCACGTTCCATAGCATACACATCATTTCTAATTTCTCGTTGTGTTTCTGCTGATGATTTATCTGTTGATCTTGCTAAATCCATTGCAATAGTAATATCTGCTCTTAGATCTGTTTTAATGATTTCAGTAAGTTCGCGAACATTATCTAACTCTTGCTGAATTGCGTCAGGCTGTAAACCTGCTAACTTTTCTTCTGCGTCAAGTAGTCTACTGTAGAGTTCAAAGCCTCCCCAAAGTCCACCAATTATTGTACCTAATAATGGAAGTATAATAAGCAGTTTGGAACCACTCATTTTAACACCAGCCATTTCTATTTCTGCCATCTTATTTCTCCGTTTCTGTTTCTAATAATTTATATTGACTATAAATCATTTCTTTTAGTTTTTCTTGAGTCTTACCAGCCATCATGTAAAAACTCGCTTTATTATCAACCGGCTTATTGCCTTTATACACTTGCGAACTACCATACCATGCTTGTTGATCTGCTAATTGCATTTGCGATGTATATTCGCTAAAGCCTGCTGTATAACCAATGTATGCTACTGCTACAGTTTGGTCACCGTATTCGTTACCTTGCTTTCCGTCAGTTTGTATGCTTTCTAATTCTGCTGTTAAATTTGCTTGGGCAACTTCGGCTCCCATTGTGTCTGCCAAACTTGCTACTGCTTCAAACTGATTAACTTCTAGTTGCGTAGGTGCTTCTATTTCATACTTGTTATAATCGGGTGTTTGCTGACTTAAGAATTCTGTTAAGCCTGTTCCACTTGCTAGTGCTTCAGTTAATTCATCTTCAAACTGTACATCTGTGCTACTGATTCCGCCGCCGGTTCCATCATCAAAACTTTCTACAAATTGTAATGATTCATCTTGTTGTTCTGTTTGTGCTTCAGCAAAACTATCAGCAACTTCAAATGCGCCGGTATCAACTGTGTCTGTAACACTTACAGTAGCATCAAAACTTTGTTGACCCATATTTTGTTCTGATTGTTCTTGGAAGAACGTATCACCTGTTGTACTTTCTTGTGTTAGTATACCCATGTTGCCTTGGCTACTTCCGTCGTTAAAAGTTGTACTGCTTTGACTACTACCGTCATTGCCTTGAGCAAAACTTCCGCTACCGTCATTACCACTTGAACTACCATCGTCAACACTACTGCTACCGTCATCAATACTAACACTACTGGAACCATCGTCTATGATGTCAGCAATAATTGTTTCTAACTGTTGCTGTGTTTCGTTTGAAGCAAAACTGTTATCATTGCTGTTACCAAAGTCAATATTAAACTCTGCTACACTTAAACTCATAACACCTGAACCTACGTTACCTACAAATTGTTTATCTTGTTTCTCTTGTTTTTGTTCACGTTCACTATTTGTATCTGGTGTACTGGCATCCGCATAATGTGTAGGGGAATTTTCTTCATGATGTTCTTCCATCATAGGACCCTCTTCATAATACTCATCCATTTCTGCAAATGCTTCATTTTTAAATTCTGCTAATTCGTCTTCACTTAATAAATCTTCAAGTCCTTCTTCTTGTATAAAACGCTCTATGTCTGATGCTACATCTAAGTCAAAGTACGCCTCTTCATCAAATTCTCTTATTTCATCAAATGCTAGTTGTTCTTCATCTGATAAATCAAAAAATGCTTCTACGTCACATGTTGGACATTCTTTTTGTATGTCTATATTATCACTTAAAAATACTTCATACTCCATATCGGTCATCATATCTTCTTCGTAGTATAATTCCATAAGGTATTCATCTTCTAGAGCATAGTCATATGTTTCCCATTCAAAATTACCACTCTCGTCAAATTCTACTTCTTTACCATACCACTCGTCTACTTGGTCTTGTCCAAACTCTTTTACATCATACTCATACCATTCTTTACTGGTCCAGCCGTATGCGTCTTCGCCATACTGATCTTCAAACTGTTGTTCATACATTGCTTCTTGTAGCATGTATTCTTCTGTTGCCCAAATATCACTTGTTGTAAAGCCATCTTCAAAACCATTTTCTATTGCCTGTTCTAACATATACTCGTCATGCATTTCTAAATCGTAGTTCTCTAAACCAATTGTGTCCATGACTAAATCGCCTGGATTGTTACCTTGGAATTGTATGCTAGGATCATGTCCTAGTTCTATTATGTCTTGCGTACCCATAGTAATTAATACTGCTTCTTGTAAACTTAATCCTTGGTCAACTAACATTTTTTGTTCACCACTTAGATATTCGTATTCTATGTTCTCGTCTTCCATTGGGTCATATTGATTAGGAACATAAACACCGTATTCGTCCATTTGGAATTCGCTACCTGCAGTATCATTCATACTGTCGTAATCGACATTAGGATCGTATCCATCGGAATAGTAGGAGCCATCTATACTAATTTGTGAGCCATCGTCTTGTGTAACTAATCCTGTGTTAGGATCATAACCGTCCATGTTACCCCAATCGTTTGGATTAAAATAGTTACTGTCGCCATATCCGTTTGCCATCATGTCAAGATCCAAGTCGCTGTAATTGGCAAAAATACCTAACCCAGCACAGAAAGATAAACTAGCATCTTGATAGCATTGTTCCTCTTGGTCCAGCAGTTCGTCAACTTTATTAAAATATCCAGCACAATTTGTACTAAAATTAGGATCAATAGAACATTGTGAATTTAAGTACGATATAGAATATAAACTACATTGTGTACTAAAAAGAGGATCGTTTTCACATTGTGCTGGCTCTACACCATTACCATCATAGTATAATGCTCCGCCTTCTACGTTTCCTTGGTCATAGTCGTCCCATATATAAGTATAGCGACCTAGAGTGCCGTCTTGTGGATTGACACAATCTGCACACCAACTGTTATCACTAAAGAAATACTTTTCATTAAAGGTGTCTGAGTCTTTCTTTTCTCCAATTAACACATTACTGTGACTAATTTCTAAGTTACCGTATATGTAAGCATAGTCATCGTTTTCGTCATCTGCGTTGCCCGGGCATTCTGAACAGTTTTGGTCTAGCAGTACTATTTCAAAAGTATTATGTGCGTTTGGATATTGTGGATCATATTGATCCGTATCTGCTGTTACGCCATACTCACGCATGTAGTACCAACCAAATATAGCAACACCAGGCCCTGTGTCAAAAAGCATTGTGCTATCATGTGGTGCTTGGGTTTGTAAAGCAGTACCTAAGTCTAAGTCACTCCAGAAAGGATATAGTGTATCGTTCATTCCATATGAAGGACCAAGATGATTTACCTCATATGAACAGTAATCAGTAGCAGAGTTAAAAGAACTGCTGGTTAATAGTTTAAGACAACCATTAGTACTCATTAATCCATGAGTATATGTTGTTCCATGCCAGTCAAAATTAAAGCCAATAGCAAATGCGGCATTACAACCTGTTTCATCTGCGGCGCCTTGACATAGTATTGAACCGTTGCTGTTGCCACCCATATAATAGTCGCCAACAAGATTTACTAAAGGATTTGACCCACTTGGGTCACTATAACTATTAGCCTCTAGGGTAACTGGTAGCAAACAAAGTGCTAAGCCTATTAAGTGTTTAAAGAATCCCATTCGCCTTCACATTGTGATTTTGATTTCTTCTTGCCTTTACCTGATTTCTTATTACATTTTTTCATGAACTTGTCAAAATCGTCTCCTTGGTTAAGCACTTCAGAATCTACTGATGGGCGGTTTTTACTTTTCTTTTTACCAAATCCTAAGAAACCACGTTTAGCATCAGCACGTTCGTCGCTGTTTTCTGCCCATTTTTGAGTTGCTTTGTCTCCAATAGCACCCATGTAAGGACAAGGTGTTCCTGCCATTTCCATTGCTTTAAATACACGTTCGTCTTGACACATTAAACTAACTGCCGCAACCTTCATGCCCATATCGTATATAGTTTTACTTAACTTTATACGTTCACAGTTCATGTCTCTAACTGACTTACCGCCACTTAGTCCAAATACTTGTCCTTGGAAAGCACCTGATATACCAGTTGTACATAAATCCTGAGAGTAACTTGATCCAATGCTTGGTGCTATAGCACTAGCCGGAGGAGCCTTTGTTGTTATCTCTTGTTTAATAGTTTGGTTAGTTTCATTTTTATTAATGTTTTCGTTCTTGTTATTGTTGGTGTTGGTATTGTTACTTTCTGATTTGTTATTAGTGTTCACATTACTATCACTTTCACTTTTAGACGTACTGTTATTGGTGTTGGTGTTATTGCTCGTAGTATCATTGGTGTTGTTATTCGTGTTGTTTGAGGTACTGTTTGAATTAACATTTTGGTCAATATTACTATTATTGGTATTGGTATTATTCGAAGTACTGTTCACCGTGCTATCGCTAGTGTTATTGTTGGTGTTGGTATTGTTCGATGTAGTATTGTTGGTATTGCTGTTGTTATTCGTGTTCGTAGAAGTTGAAGTATTATTATTATTATTGTTGTTCGTGTTCGTAGAAGTTGAAGTATTATTATTGGTATTATTATTGGTGTTGGTGTTGGCGTTGGTATTATTATTGGTATTGGTTGCCGTACTGGTATTATTATTGGTATTGGTGTTCGCGTTATTATTCGTGTTATTATTGGTCGATGTATTATTATTGGTATTCGTCGACGTATTATTATTGGTATTGGTGTTCGCGTTCGTGTTGGTATTGGTGTTGGTATTGGTGTTCGCGTTGGTATTAGTATTGGTGTTCGCGTTGGTGTTCGTATTTGTTGAATTATTCGTATTGGTCGACGTATTATTATTCGTGTTGTTATTGGTATTGGCGTTGGTGTTCGTGTTGGTCGACGTGTTGGTATTCGTGTTATTATTGGTGTTGGTACCGGTCGTTGTCGTGGTATTGGTAGTAGTAGTTGCACTTTCTTCACAATACTGCGTACCTGCGGTACAAGTACCTGTTTGGTCAGCATACACAACATTTGGTGTAGCGAATGCGCCAATCAAGGCTATCGCAGACAATATTCTTATCTTCATTATAACTCCCTATGGGCATACTGTATAGTTGTTTGTTTACTTGTCTAGTTTGTGTATGTAAGTAACCCTTTATATATATGTGCTGTTATTTATCAGGTCAGCCGGGCAGAGATAACAGCGTGTTTTACTTAATATCAGTAGGATAGCCGACATACCAGTTAGTAATAGTATTGGCTCTTACATCTCGCCATGCTTGGACATCTAAGCCATACGCAATAATATTATCTGTGCTTGAATATCGTTTGATGGTCATGGATTGCTTGTGAATATCTTGATTTAATGTACATGGCATGATTCTGTGTTCACCTGTGTCTATCTTAGTAAACTCGATGGTACATACACCTTTGTGTAACTGGTCAATTAATGCTTGAGCATTCATCCAGCAAATGCTCTCTCGAGCATGAAGTCGCCCATTTCACCTGTGTTGCCTTCTGACCAGTTTAGTGTTTTAAACATAGTACGGCATTCTTTATTCATCTCAGGAGAACCGCAAACCATAACAGCATCTCTTTCTTTGAGAAAGCCACCCGGTAAGTCATCTTCAATGTACTGCCAAAAACGACCAGTTCTGCCATAGTCTTCTCTAGTAACTGTAGGCACATATTTAAATCTCATTACTTCTTGTAACTCATTAAGAGACTTTATGTAAGTTAGTTCATTCACATTTCTTACAGTATGAAACAAATATACTTTTTTAAATCTATCGTAAGTGTCTGGGTCGTTTGCTATGCTCATAAAAGGAGCAATGCCTGTGCCTGTTGCTAACATTACTAAGTTTTGTTTTGGGTATAGATAATCACATACTAAACTGCCTGTTACTTTGGGATTAACTATTATTTCATCTCCAACTTGTAAATGCTGTAACTTGCTAGTAAGTGGACCATCGGGTACTTTAATACTGAGAAACTCTAAATGGTCATCGTAGTTGGTACTTACAATGCTGTATGCTCTCATTATCTTTTTGGGTAGTGGACTGCCTTTTACTTTGGTATTTACATCTAGGCCTATCATTGCGAATTCGCCATTTTTAAATCTAAAGGTTTTGGTCCTTGTAGTTTTAAAACTAAAAAGTCTATCCGAGTAATGTTTGATTTCTGTAACTGTTTCTGTGAGCACGTTGTATTTATATTTTATAAAAAATTAGTATACATTACCGTGGTATATATGTCAAGAAAAACCCCCAAATTTCTTTGAGGGTTTCCTTATTGTTCTACTCGCACTCGTCTGGATTCTTTTTACAGTATGCTAATATTTTATCCATATTAGCCTGAAGTAACTCAACCAACTCTCTAGTAGTTAGATCCTCCTTACTCCTACTGAAGAAGGTTAATCCTTTTTTGGTGCATCTTCTTTTTGTATTTCGTCCGTTTGTCTGTCAACTTCGGTAGCGACTGTATTCACAACACCTTGTGCTGTTTCGACAGTAGTAACGACCACTGTTTTACCTGTGTCTACTACTAACGTGCCTACAGTAATGACGTCGTCTGTGACTGCTGTTGCAACTGTGGCAACTCCGCCAACAACTGCGTCAACTGTTCCGCCAACTATTTCTACACCAGCGTCATAGATACCTCCAACTGAGGCACAACCCATAAAACTGAATGAACAAATTACTACTATGAAGTAAGATTTTAAATTTTCCATTTCTACTCCTTATATATAAGATAATAAAGCCATCTGCTATTATTACCTATATATTTATCTATCTAACGAGTAGGATTAGTGTTATTAAAGTCTATTTGGATCTCCGAATACACTATTTTTATCATGTAAAAAAAGTTGATAAGCCAGAGCATCTTTGGTTTTGTCGTTAGTACATGTATGTAGTAGGCCTAATATTTCATTTCTGTTTGCTTGTTCTATATGGTGAACTAAATCACACCACGCCCAAGAAGCCACAAATACTGAAAATATAAAGATGGTATAAAATACTATCATTGGAAAAAAGAAAACAATTAATAAAACATGTAAAGAAATAACTGTAAGTGAATAAGTTTTTAGGCTATTACTGTACTTCTTCATTAGGTGTAAAGTTGTTTAAGAAATCATCTCTATGCCAAGACGCATCTAGTGTAATGTCCACAACTAGGGCGATCAGTACAAACGTAAGGATGATAGACAAGTATATGTTGATAGCCGCTGATATCTTCAGCCACTTAATCATATGTTTCATATGCATATTATATATGAAAGTTGATGTTTTGTCAAGTATTAATTTTGAGTAACTGAAACAGAACAGCCGCCAACTGTGTGGCACGTCTGAGTAAGTGAGTATGACTTTGCTGAATTCGAGCTTTGTAATAGCGTCAAATTACTAGGTTGTGTTCCGTTCAACACTATTGTGGCTGTGTGAGCACCATTACTTTGTTGAGTTATATAACCAACGGTACCATCAACGTAAGAGGAATAATTTAATGTCTTTGCTCCATCTGTTTGTTGATTGACATAAAGTGTGTTGTCATCTGCATACAAGTATAAATTTGCAGTATGACCATCATAAGTATCAAGACTACCGTTTCTTTGGAATCCAGCAAGAGTATTATTGTTACCGTGAATGTCTATAGTTGCTGTATGGTTTCCGCCCTCGTCGCCATCATCGTAAAATGTGGTACTCGATATACTGCCGCCAGAACCAAACCAAACTCCTTGACCATATCGAACTGTATTAGAATTTCCTTTGATATGAAATCCTATATCTGATTTGCCACAACTTGCGCCACGAGTACAATTTTGATGGAAGTATATCTGATTACTATTTCCGTCTAAGTCGCCGCCAAACCCAATACCAGTGCCCCAGGCATTAGTCCAGCCAACTTCGTTATTACTGCCATGCTGTTCTATTTGCATAGTGTTGTGGGTGCCATCAACACTAAAAAACACGTTGTTACTTTCGGCGCCCTCGGAGTGTCCTTGGCCTATTTTAAGTGTATTGTTAGTATTATTATTCAATCCTAGTACTATATCTATTTTATTAATAGCGCCGGCTTGCATTATATCTACAACCACATTATCACCTTCCTGATCTAGCACCACTTCATTGTCTGCTTTTGCTGTTGCTGGTAATAATAGCATCATACCCAATAAGATATATCCTAATACTAACAGAGGAGTATCTTTTGGCTTCATGTCATTTAATTTTTTTTCTATATTCATTCTTGTGTTATACTTATTAATATGTTTTCACAACTACTTAAACATATAATAGTGTCTCCTAAATCTCCGTCTTTTATATCTAGCTGTGCGACAGAACCTTTTCGTAATTTAATACTAATTTTATTGCTTACTTGCCTGAGAAAAAATACTTTGCCATCTAAGTCTGGAATAATATTAAATTGATTTCCAGGATTGGTTCCGTATACAGCACCTATTAATTTATTATCGCCACTGCCTGAGTCTCCGCCTTTTTCATCTAATCCACTAGTAGTTTTTTCTACAATGTCTAATAAGTCTACTAGGAAGTCTACATTTAATAAATCTATATCCAATTCCGTGTAGTCTAAATCTTCTGTTGTATCTGCTAAAACATCTTGCTCAATTGCATTTGCATCTAAGCCATCAAAGTCTAATAATCCGTTGTCGCCTTTTAATTCTTGTACTTGTTCTTCTTTTGCTTCTGTAATCTGTTTTGGTTCTGCTACAATAAACATATTATCTATCATATTTAAATCTAAATCAACCAACACAACAGGCTGTGTAGGGCTTGTTTCAAATGTGCTTACCATTACTGCCTGGTAGGCTTCATCTAATATTACTGTGCCGCCTTGATTTGTTACCGTTATGCTACCACTTGGAGCACACCCTTCTTCTAATGCTACTGTATTAGTACAGTCTTCGTCCGGTAATAATATCACTAGACTCCTACCCAGTTCATCGACTGTGGTAGTAAAATCGGTTCCTCTAATCCCTATACTTGCGGTAGGGGTCAGGATTGTTATATTTTCTTTTGCTACGAGACCTAAACTGCCCGTGGCAAACCTAGCTGTTCCTTGTACAAAATTTAATGCCATCTTGCTTTTACTTGGATCTGGGTCGAATACATATTCGTCTATTTCCATGTAAGTGTGTTCTGTTAGACTAACCTGGGTTTTGTCGAGAAACTCAATTTTTAGTCTCCCATTTGTTGTTTCTACTTCATCATAACTTACAATATTGGCTAAAATATTAGCCGCCAGTTCTTCGCCTGACAACCTTACAATACTTCCAGTTGCTCCACTTTGTTCAATAATGCCGCCGATGCTCTCAGCGGCACTCAGATTTGGTGTAAGCAACAGTACTAATACTGCTGTTATGTTAATCAGTCTGTTTAATAAGAACTGATGCATTTTCGCTATTTAGATTTATGTTAATTATACCTTCACACGTTGGACTACATGTTGCTGTCATGTCCTGTATGAATTGAAAATCACCATCACTGCCGTCTAAGACTACTGTTAAGGAATGACCACCGTTACCACTTTGTTTAGTAGCAAATTTGTTGTCGTCTCCTATAATTTCCATATTCCATACAACGTTACTAGTATCAATTGTAATACCTGCTAAAGCAGATGTGCCAGTTCCAGTACTTTTAATTCCGCCAACAGCGTTATTGCCTGATGCTGATGCCCAAGCTGTAGTATTGTTGAAACTTGCAGTAAAATTGTTCCTAGAACCAAGTATATCTAAATCAAAGTTAGTGCTTTCCGCCGCGGCACTGTGAGCTATGCCAACATCAAATGTGTTGCCGTCGCCCTGAATGTCTACTAGCATGTCTGTATTATCTGCACTATTAGAGTTAGCACCGATCTGTAAATCCCAGACGTTACTATCACCTAATTGATAAAAGTCCATTACTGAACTTCCGGATCCATCAAATATTAAGTCTCCAAAAAACTTATTTGTGTTACCGTCTTGTATGATATCAATTATCAAACTGTTACCAGTTACAACTAAATCTCCTGACCCTGAGGCCACTCCAGAAACTCTGTTACTGTTACCAGCTTGTAATATTGTTAATATTAAGTTGTCACCTTCTTGGTCTAGTAGTACTTCGTTATCCGTTGCACCTAGAGCCTGACTTCCTATTATTACACTTACTATAGCGAAGACTTGTAGTGTAAATTTCTTTATTACGTTTGTCTTCATTTTTCTTCTCCATTAATGGGTTCACTTTTTAGTAATATTTTTTTCCAAAAAGTATTCTGTGATGACGTAGGCTTCTCGTCTACATCTGTATCCAAAATTTCTTGATTATTGACTTTCATCCAGTAAGCTCGTTCTTGCTGATCTACTTCTTCTTGCCAATTCTCCGGATACACAATTTTCCAATATCCTCTTTCATCACCTTGTTGTATCAATGCCAATACTGCGGCTTCAATCGCCGACCGGACTGCATAAGTTACGCTCTCGTTCTGTGTCATGCCACTTTCCAATTCAAGCAATCGTGTATCCATGTCTAAAAATTTGAATACGTCTCCTGCCATTCCTGTACTAAGGATAGTTTTGTATGTCTGTACATTCAGTATTACTTCACCGGTGAGCGTACTTACTGCTCTAAGTGATATAGTAACACTATCTCTTCTATATTGGTTTGTAGTACCAATACCTAAGTACCTTGCACCATTACCGCCAGTCTCTACATTAGTGTCATAACCTACAACACCTCCTTCGAGTATCATACCAGCAAATAACAATGGCTGTACTGCTTGTTGAGGTTTTTCTTCAGTCTGATATTGTTCGCGTGTACTACGAACTATCTGCCTTTCCCTCACTAAGTTATCTAAGCCAAGACCCCGTTCAACTACCCGGAACCATGTTCCTTTTGGGTTTTCGTGAGCACCTGCCGCCTTCAAGGCGTCAATCAATATGCTCTTCGGATCCTGTGTGACCGCTGTACTAAAACTAGCGACACCATCTTGACTTTTTCTTTGTCCTGTTTGGTCAGTAAACTGATAAACAGCTACCACTGGCATTGTTTCGCTAGGTGGTAAATATCGTAATTTTCGATATGTGGGTAATTCTACTTGCTTCGGCTCTTCTACGCATTCGAGAAAGTCCGTATTACATGCTGTATCACCGGGTATAGATATACTAGCACACCCAGTTAAGTACATTGCGCCGACAAAGAACAGTATGTAATTAGACAGTTTCATTAACCGCCGCCAATGTTGCCGATTCCAATTGGAATCTCAATAGTTGTTATTGTTCCGTCAGGGTCAACAATAGTCATTCTAATAATAGATAGCCCATCTTCATTAACTGTTTTAATGTATGTAACAGTATTTCCTTCAATTTCAAAACTACCTGAATCTGAATTTGTACATGCAATAACTACTGCTGGATCACAAAACATGCTGTCGACTAATCCTTTAGAAATTTGTGAATAAATTCTACTCTCCAAATTTCTAATAAATTTATTAATTGTCGAATTATCATTGTCACGTTCTGCTCGTTTTAACGCAGATTCTATGTCTTCTTTAATCTTATCTTTTCGTGACTTCTCCTGGTTCTCAATTGTTAAATAATGTGCTCCTGTCCCGTTACCAGAAAATGACGGAGACTTGAACTTAAACTTTAGTTCATCGGCATAAAGGTCACTATTAGCCAAAGACATTATAAAATATCCGACCATAACCAACATACCTAAGTGTGTACCTGTAATTTTCATTTTACTTTCCTGTTTGCTTTTGTTTTAATGTTTTTAATGCAGTTTCTTGTTCTGCATTGTCTAGCACTTGTTGTCTAGCTCTGTATTCTAACACAACATCAACTTTCTGTTGTAGCCTAATTAAATCTTGGTCTAATCTACGCATTTTATCTATTACTCTGATTAGTGCTATATGCATGTCGCCAAGAGCGGGATCTATCTTTTCTCCAATAAACCACCATATATAATATATAAAGTAACCGAGTCCAACGCATAACACGATTGGAAATCCAAAGTCATTAATCGCCTGTGCAATATCCATTAGTCTCTCCTAGCATCCACTTTGCCATCTTCGACAAAATTATCTGCTCTCGAAACTCGATCTATGTCAGGTCTGAGGTCTAAGGCACTGCTAACTAGCAAGTCTATTTTTAACATTTCGTTACTCATAGTACTTGCTCTCGCTTCTAGTGATGTGCAAAACATAGTCAAAGTTTTGACCTGGTCTACAACACCCTCGAGAATTTGTTTTATTACCATAAAGATAAAGAATCCCATTACTAGACTTCCGGCGATGGGGGCTCCTACTTCAGCGATCAATCCAAATATTTCTTCCATATTATATACACACCTTTTAAGGGTTGCTACTTTAAGTGTGTGTGTTACTGTCTACTCGTTACTATTTATCGTTTGGGTTTAGTTTCTATGTAACAACTGTTATGCAATATCACATATTTCCTGGTAAAAATACTCGTTTGTATAAATACATTCTGTAACACAATTGTAACATACTTGTAGATTGATTGTAACAGTTCCTACTATAGGATGAAGTTACGACAAGTAAGTTAAAGTTTGTTATCACATTTTAGGAGAAAAGTATGGCGAATCCAACAGGAATAGTAGCCATGTTATCCAAGTTCGGAACATCGGTTACCAATCTTTCTAAAGAATTTGACAAATACATGAAGTCAGGAAATATCTGGCATGTCATGAATCAAAGTCAGAAGCTTTAATCACAAAAAAAGGGAGTTAAAAAACTCCCTTTTTTATTGTTTGTAAACTCTTACATCAAGTTAACAAGTACTTCTATAACAGCTTCTCCGCCTTCTGAAGAACCAACTGCTTTACCAATCATTCTTCCTGCCTGTGCATCGTTATTAGCCTTAGCCATACCGTTACCTGCGGAAACCATTAAGTCACCTTTAGCAACTGGACCAGTAACCTTAGTAGGTACTCTTCCTGTTAATGCTACAAATTGACCTTCTGCTCCTGCGTTCATCATATAAGCTGGATCAGTACTGATAACACCTGCTACTGCATGACAGTTTTCACTATCACATGCTGTAACTTCTTTATCACCACCAAACATAACAACTGTGCCTGCTTCTAGTTCTGCATCACTTTCGTATTTCTCAGCCAAATCCGCATACTGCGCCGAAGTTGCATTACCTTGGAATGTAGTTGCGTAAACATTTGCATATTTAAGTCCACTTGATCCTAAGTTTAATGCATTGTTTGAAGAAGGAGTAATTGTTCCACTGTGTGAATCATTAGCATCGCTTCTTAAGAACTGAGAACTAGTTAAGTCATCTAGTGTATCAGCATCAACATTCAATGCATCAACAAACGCATTGGTTACTACTGCACTAACTCTAGCATCTGCTCTAGCACTTGTATAGTAAAGGTTCGTGCCTTCTGATAAATCACTTGTACTAAATGGTGTTAATGTAACTGCAATATCATTTGCATTTACAGTAATACCAGTACCTGCTCCAACAGCCAAGTCAGCTGATCCGCTTGTTGCGCCACCAGTTAAACCTGCACCTGCTGTAACACCTGTAATGTCACCTGTTGTTGTTGAATATCCATATGCTTCAATTTTATCTTGAATTGCCGCTGATGTCATCAACGTAGTATTATTATCAGCAAATGATTCTGAACTTATCTGAACTGCTCCGCCGTCTAGTTCTGCAACTGTAATGCCTGAAACGTTTAGTGTAACAGTACCTGAAGTACCGCCTCCACTTAAACCAGTTCCTGCTGTAACACCTGTTACATAACCAGTGTCTGTTAAACTAATAGCACCAGTAGAAGCATTATAAGTAATACCTGTTCCACCGTTAATACTTGCTCTAGCTCTTGCAGTTGTGTGGTAAAGGTTTGAACCTTCGCTTAAATTACTTGTACTAAATCCTGCAATACTTGTTGTTAAGTCAATTGTACCGTCAGCATCATCATATGTTACTGTAATTCCACTTTCTGTATTTGCAGTAAACATTGCGCCTGCAATATCTTGTACTCTTTCAGTTGTGTGGTAAAGGTTTGTGCCTTCACTTAAATTACTTGTACTTGCGTTGGCAATTCTTGCATCTGCTCTAGCATCTGTGTAGTAAAGGTTGGAACCTTCTGATACACCTGAAGTACTACCTTGTGTAAATGTTAACACACCAGTTGTACTGTTATATGCTAATTCAGTTGATCCTTCACTAATACTTGCTCTTGCTCTAGCAGTAGTAAAGTATTCGTTGCTACCTTCTGATAAATCACCAGTGTCAGCCGCCGCTATTCTGGCATCTGCTCTAGCATCTGTATAGTATAAGTTACCTGATTCTGATAAGTCACCAGTATCTTTGCTACTTAAATCTAAGTTAGCACCGGTTGCCGCCGCCACTCGAGCATTTGCTCTAGCATCTGTGTAGTATAAGTTACCTGATTCTGTTAAATCTGCTGTAGTTCTAGCAAGTGGATAAGTGCTTGAACCATCAAACATTTCCCATCTGTCACTAGCTTCTTTCCACTGTAGTTTAACGTTAGTTGATGTTCCACGTTCTATTTCAATACCTGAATCTTCACTTGGAGTGCCAGCTTCATTATTGTTAAGAACAATCATGTTATCATCAATAGTTAATGTTTCAGTATTAACAATAGTCTGTGTACCGTTAACTGTTAAGTTACCACTGATAATCATGTTATCACTGAATGTCTTAGCACCTGCAACAGTTTGAGTACCACTTGTTGATACTACTGTAGCATCTACACTAATAGCACCGTCTGTATAAGTAATACCTGTTCCACCACTTAAATGTGCATTAATTTGTGCTTCGGCTTCAGCCGCACTAGGTCCAGTATAAGTAATTACACCGTTGCTAATTGCTAAACTTCCGTCTCCGCCTGCATCATTAACAGTAATAGATGCTTTAGCTAGTGCATCAGTATACTGTGTAATTGTTGTAGCGAATGCTCCACCACTAAATGACATGCCTGTTCCAGCACTTAAATGTGCTCTAACGTTTGCCGCAGTTGGGCCAGTATATGTATACGCACCTGTTGAACTGTTATATGAAAGACTTCCGTCTCCGCTAGTAACAGCACTAAAGTCTGCATGTCCAACAAGACCTTGGTAAGCTGAACCGTCATTTGTGAATGACCACTCATCTGCCGCTTCAATCCATTTGAACTGAACGTTAGTTGAATCGCCCCTTTCAACAATAAGACCAACATCTTCACTTGGAGTGCCAGTTGCGTCTGAATTTAATGTTATAAGGTTATCAGCAATATTTAATTGAGCGCCTGAGGAGTTCAAAGTACCGCTTACGGTAGTTGTTCCTGAGAACGTCTTGTTGCCTGAGATTGTTTGAGTGCCAGTAGTTGTAATTACTGTGGCATCAATTGCAAAGGTTCCTGAACTATTTGTAATACCAGTTCCACCTGTTAAGTAAGTTGCACCATCAACGTATGTTTTGTTAGTGGCGTCACCTGCATGTCCAGGAGCTGGTAAGTTGTTAACTGAATTACTGTTTAAGTTAATGTTGGAAGCCATTGTTAAGCCGCCAGTACCAGTAAGTGTTTGTCCTGCATCAACTGTAATTGCTGATTGGATATTAATTACACCTGTTCCAGATGCGTTAAGTTCTACGTCACCTGATCCTGATGTTACTATTCCAACGTTTTGGTTTGCATCAGCACTAATTTGGATTGTACCTGAATTGTCTTGAAGTACTTGTTGTCCGTTAATGTAAAGTGATCCTGGACCAACATATACATCACGCCATTGCTTACTGCTTGTACCTAAATCGTAAGTAACGTCTGCTGATGGTATAATGTGTCCTGCAAGTGTTCCACCTGCTAAGAATGTTTGCACACCTGTTGTAAATGTTCCTGAAGAAGCATTAAGTGATACTGCATCAGCTGAAACAGTAATACCGCCTCCAGCAATAACATTAATTGTTGCATCACCAGTAGTTGCTCCACCAGTTAAACCTGCTCCAGCTACAACCGAACTAATGTCGCCTGCCGCCGCTGATGTTACTTCTGTATATTTTGCTATTCTGTGTCCGCCTGCTGTACTTCCGTCGTGGACTATAACGGTGTTTAAATCTGTATCGACTGTGATCTCACCTGCCAAACCAGTAAAGCTACTGTGTTGGGTAGTGGTGCCTCGTCTCCATTGAATTGCTGTGGCCATTTTATTATTCCTATGTTGTCTATATGTTATATAGTCTGACTCGCGTAGTCAGTCAATAAGGTTTTCCCTATTGCACATATTTATCGTTTTGTTGGAGTTTGGACTGGTTTACGAGTTATTAAACTAGTACTTCTACAATGCCTTCGCCAGCATGTTCTTTATTGGATATTGCTTTACCAATAATGCATGCCGCACCTGCAAAGTGTGGATCGGAACTGACCATTGCCACGCCTGGGGTAGAACTAGTTATTAGCACATCACCTTTGCTAACTATACCAACTACTCTTACAGGAACTCGTCCTCTAAGTGCAACTGCTTTAACAAATTGCCCGGAAAGTGCGGAATTCATTAAGTGTGCTGGGTCTGTACTTACAACACCTGCTACTTTAGAATTATTGAATTCAGATGTCACTGTTACTTCTTGTTCTCCGCCTAGTACTAATACTGTGCCTGGTGGATAGTCTGCATCTGCTAGATAGTTTTCTGCCAAATCCGCATACTGGGCTGTGGTTGCAACACCATTAAATGTCGTTGCATAAACATTTGCATACTTATTAGAAGCAGAACCTAAGTTAATTGTATTGTTTGTGCTAGGGGTAATGTCGGCACTATGCGTATCTGCCGCATCGCTTCTTAAGAAACTTGCACTACTAATACTATCTAATGTATCTGCATCTACATTAAGAGCATCAATTGCCGCTTTGGTAATTCTTGCATCTGCTCTTGCATTTGTAAAGTATAAGTTTGTGCCTTCACTTAAAGCACTTGTACTTGATGCTGTAATTCTTGCATCAGCTCTAGCATTTGTAAAGTATAAGTTAGTTGAACCTTCTGTTATTTCGTCTGTATTATCTTTACTTGCTACTTGTGAATCAACGTATGCTTTTACTGATTGCTGACTTGGAAGTTTAGTAGCACTATTTGATGCCATATTATCTTCGTCAACTAATACGTTAGTAATTCTTGCATCTGCTCTAGCATTCGTGTAATATAAATTTGTTCCTTCTGATAAACCAGTTGTGGTTTGTGCCGCAAATTTAGTATCAAAGGCACTATTTGCTCTTGTGTCTGCTCTAGCATTTGTAAAGTAAAGGTTCGTGCCTTCTGATAAATCACTTGTACTAGCCGCTGTTATTCTAGCGTCTGCTCTTGCATTTGTAAAGTATAAATTAGTCGAACCTTCTGTTATTTCGTCTGTATTATCTTTACTTGCTACCTGTGAATCAACGTATGCTTTAACACTTTGCTGACTTGGAAGTTTAGTAGCACTATTTGATGCCATATTATCTTCGTCAACTAATGCATTTGTAATTCTAGCATCTGCTCTTGCATTTGTGTAATACAAGTTAGTGCCTTCACTTAAAGCACTTGTACTTGATGCTGTAATTCTAGCATCTGCTCTTGCATTTGTATAATATAAATTTGTGCCTTCGCTTAAATTTGTTGTGGACTTAGCAGTAAAACCTGCGTCTACTCTAGCGTCTGCTCTAGCATTTGTATAATATAAATTTGAACTACCTTCGCTTAAATCATCTGTATCTTTGCTACTTAAATCTAACGATCCGCCAATGATAGACGCCACTTTCGTGTCAACGTATGATTTAACAGATTGCTGTGAAGGTAATTTAGTAGCACTATTAGTTACCATAGTATCTTCATCTATAAGTGCATTTGTAATTCTTGCATCTGCTCTAGCATTTGTGTAATATAAATTTGTTCCTTCACTTAAAGCACTTGTACTTGATGCTGTAATTCTTGCATCTGCTCTCGCATCTGTGTAATATAAGTTTGTATTTTCTGTAATATTACTTGTATTAAAATCTGTAAAGTCTAATGCAATTTCATTTGCACTAGCAGTAATGCCTTTTCCACCTATAACGTTTAGTGTAGGAGAACCAGTTGTTCCGCCTCCGGTCATACCTGAGCCAGCAATTATACCTGTTATATCTGCAAGTGTTGAAATTGTAATTGTGCTACCACTGTGGGTAACATCCATGTTTGTTCCGCCTAGTATACTAACTAAGCCGGCGCTACTAACTGCTTGGTTGCCTGCTGTATCTGTTGTAAAACTCCAAGCATTATAATTATCTGCGGTACTTGTAAATATACCGTTAGTGTAACTTAATTGAGAACCAGATGCATTGAATAAGTTTTTTATGTAAGTATCGTCTGTTATTACTGCATCAGCTGAAACGGTAATACCATTTCCGCCTATAACGTTTAGTGTTGCATCACCTGTAGTTGCTCCGCCGGTCATACCTGCTCCAGCTACTACACTTGTAATATCGCCAAGTAAATCTGCATCAACTGTTAATGTGCCTGCGGCATCATTGTAAGTTAAAGTTACGTTTGCTCCGCCAACTAGTAAAGAACTAACTCTGTCATCTACTCTTTCATCTGTAAAGTATAAATTTGAACCTTCTGCAACATTAGTTGTTGTCAATGCTCCTACAGTACTTGTAAATGCTCCTGCGCCATCGTAACTAATGTTAGCACCTGTGGCACTCAAAGAACTTTTTGCTGTATTAACAATGCTTGATGTATTTGAACTAATAGTAATAACGTTTGCCGCAACATTACTTGCTTTAGTTATTGATATGTCTGTACCTTGTGCAAGAGCGGCAAGATAGTTTTCACCACCTTGATAATCATTTATTGCTATTCTGCCTGTGCCTGTTGTATAATTAACCGTATCAACTGTTGCTGTTGTTACGTTTTTAATAATACCGCCTTCTACAGTTTTAAGTCTGTCATTGTCAAAGAAAACAGTACCGTTAACTAAAATAGAGTCGTCTGCTTGTCTGGCTCCAAGTACTATACCGCCGTCAATTGTTAATCTTTCTAATGGTCTATTGCCAGTTGTATAAGAACTTCCACCATATTGAACTGTTGTATATGTTGCTACATTTCCAATATCACCAATATACATTGTGCTGTTACCGAATGTTTGGAAATGTGCTTGGTCAACGCCAAGTTTCTTAGTAGTGTCGATGCCACTAGCTGTTGATATTGATCCTGCACCACTAGTATCGCTTACTAAGTAAGGTGTAATTTCAGATGATTTAGTACTGTAATAAATGTTACCACCTAAGATGGATAACGCACTTTCACCGGCGGCAATTGTGTGCTTAAAGAATGAATGGTTTACGTTTGTTAGCCATTGATTGTTATGATGTGTTGCTCTACCTGTGCCTGCACCAACACCTGTTGCAATAAAGAATGTGCCTACAGTGTTATTTGCGGCACCAACTAATGTATAATTAGTTGTTCCTACAACTGCAATTGTGTACTTGTTGCCTACTACAAAGCTACCTGCGGTTACAAGTGTTGTACTGCTGTTAACCACATTGCCGTTAATTGTTAAAACACCGCTACCCTGGTTATCGACATTTGCGGCATTATTAACATCTATACCTGGTGCAATCCTTAGTGATCCTGATATGACCTTGTTACCTTGTATTTGCTGAGTTATTCCGCCTTGTTTGCCTATAGTTATTAGACCGTGTTCAGTTCCAGTCAATACTGGTGTAAAACTTACTCCTGGTGTGCCGCCATCTAACCCGTCAACTTCTGTTTCTAAATTAATATTGTTATTTGCTGTATATGATGCGTCAGATAAGTTTTTCCAATTCATGGAAGGAGAATCTACTCTAATTGCTCTATTAACTTTCAATGCCGTAGTAGTATTAGTATGGCCTCGTTCTATTGATTGTTTTAGCAATACATACGCTTCCATCTGTGTATTTGCAGTATCAACGTATGCCTTAGTTGTAGCATCTGTTGTTGCACTAGGAGTGCCTAATCCAGTAATTTTATTTGTACTCATAGCAATAGCACCGGACATTGTTCCGCCTGCTAATGGAAGTTTTGTTGCTATAGAGTTTACTAATGTTGTATTAAGAGCGGCATCATTGCCTAATGCTGTTGCAATTTCGCCTAGCGTATCTAATGTTGCTCCGGCTGTACCAACAATAGTTGCAATTTCGTCATCTACATATTTTTTCGTTGACACATGTGCATCAGCTGAAGGTGTTGCTACCGTTGTAGTTGCTCCTGTTAAGTCCACAGAGCCTGTAAATGTCTTAGTGCCTGCTAAACTTTGGTTACCAGTTGTTAATATAACTGTTGATCCAGTATCCAACGTTAATGTATTTGCCGCATCATCGTAAACTTTGGTTAAGTTTGTGCCCGCAACTAATAGTGTATTAACTTGGTCGTCAACTGATTCTGCAAAATCTGTAATCTGTGAGCTTGGTACTGCAATGTTTAAATCTGCCGCCGCTGTTAGTCTGCCTTCTGCATCTACAGTGAATGTAGGTATTGCTGTTGCACTACCATAACTTGCACCTGTTACTGCTGTAGTATCTAGTACAAATTCACCGTTAGTAACTGTTAAGCCTGTTCCAGCTGTTAAGTGTGCTCTTACTTCTGAAGCACTTGGGCCAGTGTATGTAAATACACCTGTTGTATTGTTGTATGCTAAACTTCCGTCTCCGCCTGCATCACTGATACTTAAAAGTAGTTCTGCGGCTGTTGTAAAGTCAGAAACTTGTGATGCTGTAATTACTATAGGTGTTGTTACACCGCTTGTTATTCTGCCTTGTTGGTCAACTGTAAATGTTCCTGTTGATCCTGCTGTTCCGTAAGTTGCTGGAGTAACTGCCGTGTTATCTAAGTTAATAGTTGGAGTTACGCTTTCACCTGTAACTACAGTAGACGTTAAACCTGTGCCGCCTGTAATTGTTGCAACATAGTTACCCGTTGTATCTGTTCCTAATGCAACTGAATTTGCTTGTATTGTTACACTCATGCTTGGTGCTGAACTTGTAGCATTAAGTCCTAGTGCAATACTACCTGCAACATCACCTGTGAGTGTTAATGTTCTGTCATTTGTAAATTTGTCTGCAATTGTGGCTGTACCAGTTACTGGTCCTGTTAAGTGTCCAACAAATTCTGTTGAAGTAACACTTGTAAAACCGGTGCCTACGCCGCCCGTAATAGTCGCTGTGCCGTCTGTAAATGTAGCACCAGTAATTGTAGCACTTGCTGTGACATCACCTGTTACGCCCAGTGTAGTAACTGTGCCATCATCATTTTTAACTAGCAAGGTGTTAGTTGCGCCAGCGTATTCAAGTCTCACATTAGCGTCTGCTACGTTAGTACGCATGTCTAAGAATGCTGTGCCTGAATCAGCGTCAGCGTTAATTACATAACCATTTGCATTGTTAAGTGTTACTGTGTCTGAAAGATAAGTTGTATCGCCTGTAACTTGTAACGTTCCTGTTATTACAGTATTACCTGTGACCGCCAAATGGGTGTCTACGGATAAACTACCTTTTACTTTCAGATCCGATTCTGGGTTAAAATTCGATTGTTTTGTCATTATATTCTAAATCCTACAAATTTAAATAATTGCTTTAGTTGTATTTATCTTTCTTGCGGGATTTTTTTCAAGTCAAAAAAAAGCACACCTAAGTGTGCTTTTAATTTGTTTCTTTAGACCTTTAAGATAAATCTTATTGGAATGCAACGTTTGACAATGTTATTGCGTCAACGTAGTCTGCCGCGTTACCCAAAGATGAAGCAGTGTTAGTAAGTTCAATGTAACCATATCTGGTCATGAACGAAACTACTGGTTCAAATGTACTTGGATCCATTACTGGACCTGTTGACATTAATGGGATGTAAGGACAATAGAACGCAGGAGCATCAGTTTCTGATGAACCTTTGTATCCAACAAGTACTTTAGTTCCATCAGCCGCATAACTATCAACAAAAACTTTGATAGAGCCATTAAGGACTCCAGCTAGTTTAGTGTTAGTAGGTGCTTCGAATGAACCTTCAGTAGTTCTTGCGAACGTTGAAGTAGATGCTGATTGTAATATTGTAAGTGCTTCAGGTGAAACAACAATATAGTTACCAGCGCCACGTCTAGTTCTAGCCGCGATTCTATTCGCCGCTCTATTGATCTCAATAGCCAATACCGCATGTCTGTCACCGACGTAAGTCTGTGTGCCAGTTACTGCGTTAAAGTCTAGGGTAGTACCTGCGCCAGCTAGAGATCTTAGTGAACCAATAATTTCTTGGTCAATTTCTACTACGATTTCTTGTGCCAATGCCTGCATAATTTCAGCTTCAACATCAAGACCATGCATTGATTCAGCATCTTGTGCCGCTTCAAATGTCCATCTTGCAGATAGACGTCTTGTTTTTGCTTCAACTGTTTGTTTTAAGATTTGGATGCTTAATTTCTTACCAGCAGTTCCTTCACTACTTGCAGTAGCGTCTGGATTTCCTGAGTAAGCGTTAGCAATCTTAAATGGGCTAAGAGCCTCATCACCTGGGTTCACGCCAGTTGCCGCTTCGGCATAACGTGTTCTTAGTGTGTGGATTTGCCCAACTGGGCCACTCATAGGCTGTACGCCCACAAGTTCGTTAGCTATAACTGAAGGCATAACCCTTCTGATTAGAGGTAACATTACTTTGTTTAATGTAGCAACGTTGCCAGCCTGTGTAGCACCACTTGATGCTGATTCCTGAATATATCTTTTAGTGTTTTCCAGGACTACGTCCAAAGTACTCTTTCTAGAACCGTTAAGTCCTTCTAAAAGTGCGTCTTTGGTAGCTGACCAATTGCTCTCAAATAATTCTGCCATTTCTTATCTCCTAATTTGAAAGTCCGGCTAATTTACGGATTTGGTTAATTTCAACCACGTCCTGTTCATCTTCCGATGAAGGCTGAACGTTTTTATTACCAGTGTGTGTTGACACAACTGATTCATTAATTGCTTTCCTACTCTCTACTGCTGGAACTTCTCCATCTAAAACAGATGGGAGATACTTATTGAATTGCTTCTCTAAGTTCTCAGTCTTTACACTTTCGAGTAAATCTACCATTAATTCTTTTTTGCTTTTGCTAAGAGGTTTAAGTAGCTCACTTAATGCATCTTTACGATTCATTAAATCATTAGCTACGTTCAACTTAGATTCAACTAGTGATTTTGCTTCAGCAGTGGCTACCGCTTGGGCTTTAGTTTCTTCTAATGTTTTCTTAACGTCTGCGATTTCTTTCTGTAAGTCTTTTACATCAGAGGTTTCATTCAAGTAACTTGAACGATACTCATTTGCAAATGATTCAAATATTCTACGACCAAAATCGTTTTCTCTTGCGGCGGTAATATCGTCTTTAAAACTGGAAACGTTCTCTTTTACAATAGCGTTTACTGTTTTTTCAACTGTATCAGCGGCACGTTTAATGAAGTCTGATTTTGATTCAGCAAGTTGTTTTTTGCCTTCTCTCATCATTTTCACTTTTTGCTCTACTAGTTCCTGCTTGTCTGAATGGAATTCTTTAAGCTCTCCAGCCAGCTGTTCAACAACAAAATCGTCGAGTTTAGTTACATGTTCTGCAACGTTAGAACGTTCAGCTCTTAACTCTTTAATCTCTTTTGCTAGTTGTTCAGACACAAACTTGTTTAGCTTTGTGCTATGTTCACTGATAGCCTTTTTATAAGCAACTCTTTCACCAGCAACAGCTTTTTTATCTTCAGCAATCTCGGCAACTTCTGCTTCGATACGCTGATGAATAAAACCGTCAACTGCTTCAACAATAAGACCTTTGTCATGCTCATATCTCTGAGCAAACTCTTCTCTTAATTCTGCTGTAAGTTGTTCTTTGGCTTCGGCAAGACGACTTTCCCATGCCTCAACGATACTTGTACGAACTTCTTCGTTAATATCACTAGACTCGATCAGGTCCTCAAAATTTACTGCCATAGTAGTCTCCTACCTCAATTTTAATTCATTAATAAAATTAATGATTTGTTTAGTTAGATGCTTCTCAGCACCAATGTTTCCGTGTGTATAGTCTTTAGCGATCTCATGTAACATGCTACCGCCTTCCATATTAAACAAAGACTCATAAATTGTCTTTGGATAAGCATCGGGCGCCGAAGGTTGAGCAACAATATCAACAGTAATGATATCAAAATCAGACACACGACCTGACTCATTAACATTACCACTTCCTCTACTACTTACTCCTAACTTTGCACCAGCTTTTAATAAAGCTCTTGCAATGTTTCCCATCGGTGTATCGATAATTTTCAATTTACCCATTCCATCACTGCCATCACATTGCATTTCTGTAATGATATGACTAACTCTGTCTAGGTTAATTTGTAACTCTTCTGGGTGATCTAACTCACCCATCACAGTCTCACCAGTTGATAATCTTGCTGTAACGTTCTCAACAGCACGTTGGATTTCATCTTTTGGATAAACCCTGCCATTCTGATTTTTAACATCGCCTTGGATGAATAAACCAGCCATAAATAAATCCTTTCCGTCATTAGATTCAAGTAATTGAATCTTACTGGCTTCTGGACTCATATATTCGTATAACTTACGCACTATTAATATACCTTAAAGTTCAGTTATGCCTTTTTAGGCAAAACCTTGATGTTATCAGTTGGTGTATGGTCTTTAGCTGATTCGCCTTTTTTGCCTTCGCCGCCGTCGTTAGCTTTAACAGGTGTTCCTGCTCCAGTTACTACAGTTGCTTTTGGCTTTTTAGTTAAAGGGGATTCTTTGCTGTCTGCTTCGCCACCTTTTGGTGCCGCTACAGTGTCAGACAATTTAGTAGCTTCTTCAACTACTTCTTCGTCTTCTTCAACTTCCTCGTCTAAATCATATTCAATTGACTCTTCTTCTGGCTGTTCCATGTCCATTTCCATGTCCATGTCTACTGGCAATTCTTCGCCTTCGCCTTCTTCTTCGCCTGAAAGTAATTTTTCAAATTCAGCTCTTAAATCTTCAAGTTCGTCTTCTAAACTGTCGACTTTGTCTTCTAAATCTTCTTCTTCACCAGCTTCTTCTTCGCTTCCGAATCCGCCAATCTCATCGTCATCAATTCCAGCGTCTGTATCTGCTACATCGCTAACAAAATCTGCTTCTGGATCGCTATCATCAATAGCTTCTTCAACTGCTTCTTCTTCTGATTCCTCAGACTCTTCAACTGCTTCTTCTTCAGTTTCTTCAGTTTCGACTACTTCATCTTCGTCTAAGATACGCTCGTACTCGGCTCGAGCAGTTTCAACGACATATTCGTGAAGTAGCTCTTCGGCACGCTCGTTATCTTCTGCAAGTAGTAGTTCGAGAACTTGTTCTAATTTATTGCGTTCTGACATTATTGAGCTCCTATAATTATAGTATAAAATGAATGTTTTTTATGCCGTTATACAGCAAAAATTGTATTTACATCTTAATATGTGTAATACTTATACGGTGGTGGGGTTTTTGAATAGTTATAGGCTAAAACAAGCCCATTTGGAATGAAATGTGTGATTATAGTGTATATGTAAAGAATATTTATACTTTGCTACGTTTAAGAAAACTACGTTGTTAAATACGGTTTTAGTGTTTCAACATAGGCTTGGTGTGCTTCTAACGGCAAGTGGTGGTCATATTGTGTGCCTGGACTATTTTCCCATCCGCCCCATAAGTCATCGCACACTGACAAATAATCTGCTATGCCTTTCTGCTGTAGCATGGTATTGGGTATATCCCATTTAGTGCATACCTTAGCATAAGGATCCCTAGACACCATATCATATCCTTCTGCCCAGTCAAATGTGTTGGGTGAGAATATAACTTTTTTGCCTTTTAATTGCAATTTTTGTAAGGCATAGGTTAATATCATTTGCTGTTTGTGTCTCTGTACATCAGCATCATATATGTACAAAAAATGCTTTTTTAGTGCTTCAAAACTATTGTTAGTAAATGCTCTTTCGTATCGTTGTACTATGTTATTGTCTGCTAAAGTCTTATCTATATCTTCATTAAAGATACTGCCGTAACTGTCTATCATTATCGTAGGAGCATATCCTTTGCCATAGCCGGGAGCATGTTCGTCCCTATACTTCTCTATCAGCACATGGTTAAAATCTACGTTATCCCAGCCTTTTTCAGGATCGTAACGTGGCGAGTCTTTAAGTTTGATTTCTTCTCTAGTAACTGTTGTAGCATTTATAATAAACACGTCTGGATCGTAGTGTTTTAATGCATAGTCTACTTGTAGTGCAATGCCAAAGTTACTACAACCAGGTTTAGCTAAGTTGTAATATTCTGCATTTATGTGTGAGGATATTAAAGAACCGAATTCGATTCCTTTATGCTGTGGATCTACTGAGGACCATGAGCAACCGCAAACGGCTAGCTTCATTTAAAATTCCGGAGTTGCTTCAGCGGCTTTGGCATACATAAGTGATGCAAATTCACGCTGTTCTAAATTCTCTGACTTTTTAATTTCTCTATATTTTCTTAACTTGTTCAGTGTTTTTAAAGTAAGTTTAGTTTTTCTAGTATCGTCAAGAGATCTGCCAACTGACCTGTCATTTTCTGGATTGTAAAATTCTGTTAATCTCATTATAAGTTTCCATCTGGTATTTCTGAACCAGGTTCCATTCCGCTAACATCTGGACTCATTACATCATCCATTGGTGCTGGTATGTCTTCTACCGGTGCCATTATGTCTAACGGAGCACTTGGGCCAGGTCTAACGCCTACATTTCGTAAGCCTACATCTTCTGCGCCGTCTGTATTGTATTTATTCTCCATCTTCCAATAATGCTCGTTATCCTTCATCTCTTCTTGCGTTAAGCCTAAGTACTTCTTAAGTTTAAATTGCTGACTTAAATACGGTACTGCTTCTAAACTGCCGAATAGCTGTGCTCTTTGAAGGTTCATGTCCAAGTCTCTGTATGAACTGAAGTTTTGAGGTACTGTTAATTCTAATTTAAATGTACTTGAATCAAGCTCAATGCCTTTATAGTTTAAGAACATTTTAAATTCTCTATCTAATGTTCGTATAATTTGCTTTTGTAGTCTTTGACAAAACTTAGCAAATTGAAATTCTTGTATGTATGCAACGCCTACTTTACCGTCAGTTGTTGCCGCTGTTCCATCATCTGGGCCAGTAGGCAAATATGAACTTGGTACTCTCAATCCTCTTAGCAGTTTGTTGTTAAAGTATTTTAAGTCGTCAATTTGACCTAAGTTCTCACCGCCAGGCAATGTATCAACTTTACTACCACGACCGTCTGCCGTTTGAGCAAAGAAGTAATCTTCTAACATACTCATTGGATTGTAAGCCGCATCTGCAACATTGTTGCCGTCTTTGTTTTTGTTAGGTACACGTTTTTGCTGTACTTCATACTTAACACGTTCTAAGTACTGTTGTGCTTTATGAGGAGGCATATTACCAACGTCAATCATAAACACTCTTCTTTCAGGTGCTCTATGAACTCTGTAAATAATAATACTATCTTCTAATAATTCTTTTTGTTTAAAAACTTTAAATACTGGCTCTAATACGCTAATGCCAAAGGGCCATGAATGATCCATGCCTTCTGTTAAACTAATATGTACTACATGCTGTGCATCAACTGGACTACCTGTTGTAGCACCTTGGTCTCCGCCCATAGGCGAATAGTTACTAACACTAGTTCCAACATTGCCACCTGCCATCATGCCGCCACCTGCGCCATATGGTCTGGCATGTAATGCCGCGGCACTTGTTGCCGACATTTGTTCAAAGTTAACGTCTAAGTTTTTAATAAAGTAAGTTTCAATCTTCTTACCTTCACTTTCGTTAACAACAACCTTTTCAATGTTTGCTGGGTCAACCCAAAATAGTTTATAAGTTTCTGGATCTCTAATAAAGAACTGGTCTCCGTATTTAAGAGTGTTCCTTACCATTTTAAAAGCTCGTCTTCTTAGCTCGTTGTTGTTACACCATTGATCAAGTGTTTTGCTAAGAATTTTCATTTCTGTTTCGCTAGGATCTTCTGTAAACTCGAATATGAATGGTAGTTTAGTGTACTCGTCATCTTGTGAGCAAAATTCTGCAATAATATCTAGTGCCGCATTGATCTCCAAGTCGTTGTCCATTTGGTCATACTGAATATAACGCATAAGTCTGTTAGGACTGCCTGCATATACTTCAGGTAACCAACTGCTAAACCGAGCCGCACCAAATTGTCCAGCTGACTGCCCATCAACGTTCGAAGGCATTCCTCCGTTTGATGATGTTGCATTAAAATATTTTCGCCAAGTTGCCATAAAAGTTCCTTTATATGCGTATATTTATCACTTTAATGAAATAATGTCAAGTCTTTTTGAAATTAGTCGTTTAGAACTTTAGTAGCTTTGATTTGAGCCTTTAATAGCTTGTTATTTTCGGTCTGTAATGATATTAGTTCGCCTATCCTATCTTCGTTAGGAGTTGGGGTTGTTGAGGTTGGTTTTGAATTGAAGTCGTCCATAGTAGTATCTACTTTGGGCTTGGTATCTTTTTGCTTTTTAGTTTCTGGGAATTGTGCGTCTGTGTCAACATCTGTTCCAGTGTTGCCATTAAATCCAGTTAAGTCGCCACCCTTTCTCTTCTCTAACTGTTCTCTTCTTCGTTTGGCTCTGCCAGCCGGTGACCTATCTATTGCCGTAGGTATCGGCACAGAGTCGAAGATGTCTTCATCGTCGGCGCCTGTATCCTCACCAATTGGCAAAGCTTCTGGTCTTCCTATGCCCGTTGTTGTTGTCTCTGCAAAACTGCCAGTTCCGCCAGCCATCTGATCTTTCTTACTTCTAATGTCCATCTTTGCAAACATCACATCGTTCTTAAGCCCTTGTTCGTCATCCATATAACTCATCGTATCAATGTCGGGGCCTTGTTTTAGAAGCTTTTCAGCCGTTTGTAGTCGTTCTGTTAACTCTTTTAACGATGTACTAGCAATATATAAGTCCTCATCGCTCATGATATCTGTGGTATCTGTTGGTGTTTTAGTTACACCTTTTTCTACTAATGGCGCACTAGTTTTTTGTAGTGCTTTCTGTCCTGCTTTACTAGTAGGAACGTTTGACATGTCTGTGTTTACTTGCTTGGCTCCTGCTGAACTACTACCGCCTATTAATCCTAATGCCGCTATTTTTAATAAATCTGCGAAGTTTATATCGGCTATTTGCTGTGCTAGATAGGCTATGCCATCGCCCATTATGTAGAACCCTTGACCAATACCGGCACCGTCGAAATTACCTAATGCTTCATTAAGTTGTGCTGTACTTGTGGCAAACATTCCCATGTGTTTAGATTGGCTTTCTAAATTGTCGAATATAACAAATGGGTCGTCGCCCATTTTCTCAAACGAGTCTCCAACATGTTTCATATTAACAGCGAACTTAGTTATGTTACTTCCAAATATCATTATGAATCTAGATTCTTCTGCTAACAGTAGGAACATGTCGCTCATTTCATTCATTCGTGCCATTGTGTTAAGTAATGTTACAGGTAGTTTTATTATTGCCTGTTGTAATAATACAAACCCTTTAGCTATAATTAATAACGGCTTTACACTAATGCCAGCAAGTCCGTCGATAAACTTTTTCATTTTTTCTATAGGACTGTCTGCTCCAAACAATGCTCCGATGCCGTCTTTGATACCGCTCATTAATGTACCGCCGCTCATAGCACTCATGCCGCCACCAAGTGACTTCATTGCGCCGCCAGCCATACTCAAGTTTTTCATATCCACACGGTTAAATGCATATAATGAATCTGCTAGTCTCTCCATAACAGGTCCTGCCATAGAGCCAATAAGCATAAATGGTAACATAGGGGCCATTAGCGTCATAGCGGCTCCTACTGCCAATAATCCGCCTGCTGTATTCATTAGTCCACCACCGTCAACGTCTGCCAGTGCTGATAAGCTAGGGCCGAAGTTTTTAAGAGGCTCATTAATTAACTGCATAGCAAGACCTAATGGTATTAATGCAAGACCCAATGCTCCAATGGCTATTGCGCCTGTTATAATAAATGGTGATATAAAACTAAGTCCTGCCGCCGCTATACCTAATACTACAAGTCCTGCCGCCAACACGCCAATTGTTTTAAGACCAACATCTTTCATTAATTGGAGTCCTTTGCCTAATGGAAGAATTGATAATCCTAATAGTGCTATCGCCGCCGCTCCTGTGAGCATCGATCCTGATGCTTTACCTAGCACCGTGGCTAGTGCCGCCAATCCGCCTAGTGCAATTGTGCCTTTTACAATTGAAGTCCACTCTACATCATTGAACTGTTTAAGTCCTACAGCCGCTAATCCAACTGATGCACCTAATAATGCAATTGCCGCCGCGCCTTTAAGTACTTTAGTGTCGCCAAATTTCTTAACGCCATCTGCTATTCTTTGTAGGAAGCCGCCTGTTTTGCCGCCTCCGGATAATGCTGATTCGGTCATACCAGTGGCTTTACTGCCTGCCGCTTCCAGTCCGCTTCCAACTGCTGTGGCACCGCTACTTGATACTCTATTCTTTATCGTGTCTGCAAGTGCTCCACCAACTCCGGCTTGTACTTTTCCGGTAACTGCCTGCATTGCAAGGGCTTTCGCCGTCGACAATGCAATTATCACAGGAACTGCCGCGGCTAGCAACTTTAATAGGCCAGAAGTTATTGCTGAGCCTATGTCTCCTAACAGTGTCTGAATCACTCCAGCGAAGCCGTCTTTATCGAAAGCTGTTTTGATATATTGGGCAAAGTCTGCTAATTGATCTGCCGCTACTTTAATCCATTTAGCTAAAGTTGTCGCCATTTTGCCTACTCTGTCGCCCATACTCATTGCGGCTCCACTCATATCGTCTACGCCAAAGCCAAAGATGTCTAGTATTTCTTTGAAGCCGTCTGATATTGCTCCTGTTACTTCTGGATCTGAGAATAAACTGTAGAATGCATTCTGGGCTCCGCCTGATATCTGTGCCATTACTTTATTAAATTGGTTAGTACCCTTTTGTACTAAGTCCATTTGAAAGCCTGTGCCTAATGATTTATTAATATCTTTCATTTTGCTTTCGGACTGTTCAAACTGTGCTATAGCGTTTGCCATAGTTTTTGCTGATTCGTCGCCAATGTTAGCCATTGCTCTGATACGTTGTTTTTCACTGTGGCTAAGATTGCCTAGTGTCGACGTTAGACCTTCTACCATTCCTTGTGCTTGGTCTTGGCTTAATGTGCCGTTTTGTACTGCTGTTATATATTCGTTCATCGGGCCTTGAAGATTAGGTAATGCTGTTACCATACCAATAGCCGCTTGGCTCATTCCAATAGCACTTGTATTCGCCGCTTCCTGGAATGCTGTTGCAAGATCGGCTCCTGCTTTTCCGCCCATAGCCGCCATGCCAGAAGCAAATACTTCTATGCCGCCAATAACATCACTTCGTACTGCATCGTTAAATTGCAGAAGTGTTGCTGTTAATTGACCTTCGTCTAATAGCTGACTTACAAAGTTTTGTAATTCTGCTGTACTCACACCAATTGCTGTTGAGTATGCTTGTTGTAATCTTGTTGTTCTTGCTACTTGTTGGTTTAATCTTCCCTGGTCAACATTACCCAAGTTTAACATTGCTTGTCGTCTATCTAATGCTTGTCCAAAACGATCCATGCTGTCCTGGAAACTTAAACCAAGTTCCTCTGACGTGTCTGCCGCAAATTTCATTGTGTCAGTAAATCTACCAAAGCCCTGAGTTGCTATTACACTAGAAGAATTTGCCATTCTCTGTGCCGCACCTGCAAAACCGTCGCCCAATGCACCCAGTTGTCCAATTGCTTGGGTAGTAGTTTTACCCATATCAGTGTAAGTACTGTTAAACCCAATACCAACTGAAGTAAGGTCGTTAATTGCACTGCCGGCGCCCATCATTGCTTTACTAATAAAGCCTGCGCCTGTTACTGCCGCGCCGCCAAGTAGCATACCTGCTTTAAATACGCCTCCGCCAACAAAGCCTACTGCTCCGACAAGTTGTTCGCCTGTGTTTTCAAAGTCGTCTATAACTTTAGTAGCAAAGGATTTATATTCCTTTTTGTCTACTTTATTGCCGTCTCTGATAGCATCTTCGTTACCTTTGATGCCCCTAATCATTTCTTGTAAGAACCCGCCGGCTTCTTTAGCCTCTTCCTGTCTAGCTTTGTCAGAACTTTTTTCGTCTTTTGCATTGTTAGTTATTGCTAAATGCATCTTCTTATTGTTCTCTACTAGTGCTTTAAGGTCTTTGTCTGACACACCGTTATTTTTTGCAATCTCTTGAAGTACTTTGGATACTTCTTCCATGGTGGATTCTGTTGCCCAATCTGGGAAACGAAAATTCTGTCCTTCTATGTTAAATTCAACTGCCACTCAGTATTTCCTTTAAAACTAGTTTTAATGTAGATAAATAAGTACTAAGTTAATCATTAGATAAAAATTTAACTACAAACGTATTTATCTTAAAGAATTAACAGGAGTTTTAATGAGCAAAAATATGAACAAAACGCAGAATCCGTTAAGTGCCTACTTCAGAGCACCAAAGATATTCACAAAAATCCCTAGTGGTGGTAAATTTTATGACGAAGGTATTGTCGTATTCAATGATGATAGTACCCAAGAATTAGCAATTTATCCAATGACTACTAAAGATGAGTTGTTATTAAAAAATCCAGATGCTTTATTAAACGGTGAGGCAGTTGCTTCATTGATCCATTCATGTGTACCAGAAATTAAAAATGCAAGAGATTTATATAGTGCTGACGTAGATGCATTACTAATTGCAATTAGAGGTGCAAGTGGTGGTGATGATGTTGATGTTGCCGCTAAGTGTCCAAAGTGCGAAACTACTACTGACGTAACTGTAAGTGTTGCACAAAGTTTGCAGACAATGGAAGAACTAGACGATGTCTACGAAGTTACTCTTGCAAACGGACTTGTTATTTCAGGTATGCCATTTAGTTATAAGAACACTATTAAGGCAGGTGTTGCCAGTTTCCAAAGTACAAGAAGTATGCAAAGTATTTCTGCATTAGACGACGACATGGAAAGGCTAAAAGCATTTAATACTAGTTTTGTTAAACTAGCAGACTTAAACTTCGAGTTATTGATTGATGCTATTTATAGTGTTAGTTTTCAAGATGAGAAGGGCGAAGATGCTGTTATTAAAGACAAAAAAGTTATTAGAGAGTTTTTAGAGAATACTGATAACAACGTTGGAAAAGAAATTGAAGCATTTATCAATAGCATTAATGCTAAGGGTGTTAATAACGAGGTGCAAGTTGAATGTAGCAATGAAGAATGTGATAACACATTTAATTCTACTATTAACTTTGATCCTGTAAATTTTTTCACGGGTTCCTAGGGTCAGCCGAGCCTGAAGAAATTTCAGCCTACTTAGGTAAACTCGAGAAAGAAGGTCAAGCAATTTCTAAACAAGTAGCCGAGCTGGCTATTTTTAGTGAGGGTGCCGTTTCGTATACTGAGGGTTGGCACCTGAGTCCATCTGAGCGTGAAGAACTTATAAAGACCTTAAACCGCTACAACAAAATGAAGAGCGGTGACAAGAGTCAAGACTGGATGGATTAAAACTGTAAGTTAAATCCTATTTCAAATGTGTCGCCATCAACTGAACTAGTAGTTGCTTTAGCATAGAACATTTTATATGTGTGCATTAGTGTAGTTCTAAATGCAACATCATTGTTACTAAATTCAGATACCAATCCACCGTCCCACACAATGCTTGTATTACTCAAGCTCTGGTGCATACTAGTACCTAATGTTAAGTATGTATTTCCGTACACTGATGTGTGCATACCTGTTACATCTACATATAATTCTGCATCGTTTAAAGTAAAGTCTTTTACTGTGATGTTGTACTGACTGTTTTCTTCTGTAAAGCCTTGTACTGACGTCTTATACATTGCTAGGCCCGTTGTAACATGTAGGTTAGGTAGTATAGGAGTAGTATATTCTGCAAATGCATTTAGTGTAGAAACATCTAATTCAGCAGTACCGTTGCCATACCATTTGCCGTTACTGTTAGCACCGATCTTGTCTGTCATATAACCTAAACCGTAATGGAATTGTCCTGTTTGTTTGTCCAAGTATACTAATGCACCGTTAGATGTGTTGCCTACTGTAACACCTATGTTATCAAAATTGTGCGAGTAACCTTGAATACCTGTAACACTATTTCTTGCCATAAACACATTGTCGCTAAGTGTTGCATTTTTAATATTATGGAACAATGTTTTATTATCAGCAATAGTCTGTGCGTACTGCAATGGCTTATTAAGTAGTTCTGATCTCATTTCTTGTAACTGCGACGGTGGATCTAAACTAATAAAGAAACTAGTAATTGTTTGTGTGTCTGATGGTTGCATAATATTTGCGCCAATAAAGTCGTAATCATATTTGCCATCTACTTCAACAGGGAATAACATATTAAATACAGGATTATTATCTGGTACAGCAAACTGGCTAGTTTCTGTGTAAGTGCCATCGCCATTGTTAATCATAGCATACGCTCGGTCTTGTGAAGTAACTAGTATATCGTCAATGCCATCATGATTGAAGTCTAGTATATAAATGTGGTTCACGCCGTTGTTAATTCCTTCTATTAACTCTTCGGCCCTAAATGCCGCATGGTCAAATGTTCTGTCGCCGTTGTTAGTTAAGAACTGTAACACATGCCCTTGATAATAATTTTCGCCGTCTGTGTTTGCTATAACTAAGTCTAGTAAGCCGTCTGCATTAACATCCGTTGCCTGCATATCGAATGCAATATTATATTCATAATACCCAGGAGGTAATGCGGTGTAGTCTGTTGTGTAATCTGATTCAGTGTTGCCCCAATAAATGCCACCTACACTATCTCCACCTAAGGAAACATAGGCGCCTTGACTCCAGCCTAGTGCAATATCTCCAAAACCGTCACCATCAAAATCTGCTATTGTTGTAGATGTCGCAAAGTGAGTATCATGACCTACTTTGAACCTAGTGTCTTTAAAGTTACCTGATCCGTCATTTAGCATAAAGAACTTGTATCCGTTCCCACCGTTCGTACCCATATCAGCAACGGGTATTGTGTTAGGCATAAAGATGTCATTAAAGCCGTCTCCATTTAAATCACCTACAGCATGGTCATGAACCATCAATCCAACTTCGACCCCATCTTTATTTTTGTTTGAAAGCATAAAGTCTGGCAAGTTATCATGCGACTTTATAAATTTGCCATTATCAGTTAACCACAAGTTACCTGTGTTAAACAAGTCTTTATTACCGTCGCCGTTTAAATCGTATTGGTGTGCAATACCCATGTTGTATTCTTGTACAGGCGCATCTTCTCCGTTATACCAACCCATGTTAGTCATAGTCGAATCTTGTCCATACACTAACGGACATACTCCGTTATCAAACACACTACAATCTAATGCAAAGTGTCCTTCGCCGTCATTAATAAATTGTAATGCTCGTGTGCCAGGTATCGTATTTCGGTCACCGAATGTTTGTACCCACACAACAAAGTCGTTATGTCCATCTTGGTTGATATCATTTTCTATAACATAACTTGCATTGGTCATCCAAGCACCTGGACCTGTATATTCGTCTGAGTCTGGATTGTTTAAGTCTTTGCCGCCGTGACTACCATTAATAGTAACTTGCAAAAATGCAAAGTCTTCAACAGTGTATTTGCCGTTAACCCAAGTTGTATCATTATAATCGCCTACACCATAAGACACATTGTTATAACCTAACGCACTATTAGTATTTTCAAAGTTATCTGAAAAAGTCTCAAACTGTATTCGCTTGTCAGGTGATGTAGTAACCGTTGTTGGAGGTGTTACTACAGTTGGGGTGGGTGCAGTTGTACTGCCGCCGCCACTTGCACATGCACCTAAGCCTAATGATAAAAGTATTGCACAGAAATTAATCATTTGCGTATTCCCCTTTTTATTTGTTAACATGTTTACAATTTCCCCTATATGTGTAGCCAGGACAACTACATTTACCGTCCTGTATCGTGTAAGTCTTACCGTTACTGCCTTGAACAACAACAACATCATCTGCTAATTGCTCGTCTGCCTCACCTAACTTAACAAACTTACGTCTGCTTTTGCTAAACTGCTTTAACGGATTATTAAACGTTTTAAGTTCAGCAGTTTCGGATGGCTTGTATGCAACTAGTTGCCCAGCACCATTAACATGGTAAATCCCATTGTTAACGGAGTACTTGCCCCAGTCAGTTACTTCTTGCAGTATCTCTATCATAGTGTTATCCTTTTTGCTAAACTAAGTGTATATTATACTAGGAAACTGCTTCTATGTCAAGTTTTTTACCAGTTTTTCTGGTAACTTTTACTAAAATAATGGTTATAGGAGGTATCAAAGCATATAAATACAGTTAATGTACACAGAACCACAAATATATGCCAATCTAAGTACCTTACAAGGCTATGATAGGCAGGAATTCACATATAACAACATTATTCAATGTGTGTTTCCGTATGCCAAACTAAAGCATTTAGATTGGATAACAGATGATTTTGTGGGCAAATACGCCATCACAGAAGATACTATAATAGGTGCAGAATCCATACTAGCAAACAGTTATTTAAAAGCACACACCGATATTATACGCAGAAGTAACTTGCTTATTAATGTAGGGGACAATGTTGCATACGTGGAACATTCTAACGATGGTGTGTTGGTCGAGGTTGCTATACAGCCGGGCGAAAGTTTATTAATCAACACTAACCTATTACACGGATCCAATAACAAAACAGATGAGGACTTCAAGTTCCTCACAATTAACACTAGACAAGCATACCAAAAGAGAGTTGAACATGAGTAAATTTAGTACCGTATACGATTTTAAATTAGACATACCTGCAATACTAGAACTAGAGCAGGAAGTTGTTAACACTATACCCGAAAGCAAATACTACATGCACAAGGATCCAGATCGTACAGACATAGTACAAGACATACTAATGCTTTCAGATTTATCGTGTTTGGAAAAAGTTAAAGAACTGTTAAGTCCTATACAAGTGTTAGCGGAGCATAGTATTGGATTTGAAACTGTTCCTGCAAACGAACATGTTATAAATCATAATGACTATCTGTTAGGTTGGGGCAATCCATTTACTC